GTTTCTATGAAAAAAATGAAAGATTATATCTACTTAATAACTAACTTTGATAGATTGAGAGATGGAGTTCTTGCAATAATTTCATGGATTTTTGAATCAGTTGACATGATATGTGAATTTGTTTTAAAACAAAAAATCATTCCGATAACTTGGTATAAAACAACAGAAACTTCAAAGAGAATAATAAGCTTCTTTGAACGTATTGAGGAATTAGATTCTGATCTTAAAAATGGAGTCATTCCGTATACAACACAAACTTATTGTATTGTTAAAGATATGTTTGATGAGTGTATCCATTTGAAAACCGAAATAGCACGTAATACAGGTTCGGCTAGTGTTTTGGACACTTGCTATAAAGATCTAGTAAATATTCGGAATACTTTTGGATCCGTTGATGGAAGAGTTTCCGGATTGAAACCTGAGCCCATTGCAGTTATGATGAGATCCGGACCTGGAATGTTTAAATCTTCCGTTGTACAGATGTTAGTGCATAAATTGTACGCACAGTTTGGTGATCGATCTATAGATGCTAATAGTTATGTATCTGCGAATTTTAAATCACATACAGAAAAACATGGTTCAAAAAATGAAATGAACAACTTTGTCTTTTATAGAGTTGCAGCCAATGAATATTTTGATGGATACAAGCAACAGCCCGTATTTGTGATAGATGAATTTGGACAGCAAAAAGATATTCCAGGAATACAGAATTCGGAATTTCTCGAATTCATACGTATCAAAAATATGTTGCCTTATCAATTACATATGGCTGCAATTGAGGACAAGAAAGATGTTTTTTTTAAATCAAAGTTTATTATCGCAACGACTAACATATCGAAATTTAATATAGAGAGCATAAACTCTTATGAAGCCTTTCATAGGCGTTTAGATTTTGATATTATTGTAGTTCCGAAGTCACATTATTGTATAAATCCACAAGTGGAGCCAATGTCGAGGAAATTCGACAGGACATTAATACCTAACAAAGATGACGTTATTGATATTAATCCTGAATTGTTTGAATTTCATTGTACTACGATTAGTTCGTCTGGTAATAAAAGTTTTTCCGTTATTACATTCGATGAATTATATGACAGTATGGTTAGAAAATACGAATGGAGCGAGCATTGTTTCAAGAGAAATCTAGAAACTGCTGCTTCCCTTGTGTCTCAAAGTGCTCTAGTTATGAGGTCTATGCAAGATCTAGACTTGGAATTTTCAGATGCGTCTGATACTGAAACTATAGTATCAAAGAAATGGGAATTACCAAGTACCTTGAACGTTGATAATTTACACTTAAGAGAATTCGTACTGAGAGTTGACCAGGCATATGGCACTCTGAATATAGACTTGAAAACTTTCTTGAAAGATATGGTTTCAAAAGAAGGAATTGTTATGATGGAGGAAATAACTCGCAACGAAAATATTGAAT